GTTTCCTAGGTCGCGCAGATTACTAATGCCTGGAATGTTACCTTCAAACTTAACAAAATTTTCTGAAATAGTTTTTAAATGATTAGAAATTTGACCTAAGGTCAAATCTTCTAAACTTAAATTTTGCGGGTTGCTTTCAAGATTACTTGGGAATTTATAATATCCGATGTTATCTAATTTAGTAGCAGAAGACATTGTTTCTATAACTACAACATCGTCTACAGTTAAATCTGCGGTAAACTGAATGTAAGCAATACTATTTTGTCTGTAAATTTCATAATCTGTACGTTTCTTATTGTTAACAAAAACCTTAACATCTAAGTCGTCTAACATTCCGCTCTTTGCATAGACGTCAATAGGGAATAAATTTAACAAATCTGCCTGGACATTGATTTGTCGTATAACCGGTTGTTTTGTTTGAAACTCAGATTTGACCCATCCATTAACAAGTCTATAGTCTGAAAGACTATCATTAATTCGAAGATACCCTCGGTCAAGCACTCGTGTGATAAGTTCAACTTCGCCTTGATAGGTAAATGAATCTTTTTGTAAATTGAAGTCAAAAACAATATCTCCAATATTACCAATGTTTCTATAAGAAATATTTTGTGTTAAAATATTATCATATGTGTCGCCTGGCTGGTAACTAAAAACTTTAGATCCGATAAATGAAGAACCAATATAAGTTGTTCTATCTCCAAAACTTGTGGCGTTTACATCAACTACATCAAACAATGGTGCAACATTAACTGCTGTTTTGTCCTGACTCTCTACCCACGCACCACTAGAATAGTGGAACATTTTTCCTTTAAAATTGTCGCCGTCTGTAACTAGTACAGTTTCACCGTCAATAGGAGTAGTATCTGTTTCTTCTAATAGTGTAATTCTCTTAACACCAAGGTGTGTAATAAATCCAATTTTAAAAATACGACCATTTACAATGGCATCAGTATCAGCGGCAAACAGAACACGCATGCCTTCTAGTAATAATACACCGTCAATATTATAACCTATACTACCTTCAACAGTCGAAAACGCATCTTTAGTATACAAGTCAACTAAATCAACGCTACGCTTTGCCTGACGTCCAAAATTCCATAATTGTAAGTCTGGTTTAAATTCAATAATAGGTCGTTTAGCTCTAGCAGTCTGATCTATTTCAACAGGTTGATTATTATATGTTGCACTGGCTTCTATGACTGAACGATGGAACCAGCGGTTATATCTCGACCAGTGATTTCTATCTCTGCTTGCTCTGCTGATAGTGATATAATCTTTTTCCGCAGGATAGTTACTATTAACATCAAAACCTTGTGTATCAAAGTTTTCTGTATCAAATTCGATGTCGCTGTCTAAGGCAAAAGATGATGGAGTTTGTAAATCAAACTCTGCAATTAATCTAATTTTATCACCTACACCTTCAACATACCAGTTGTCTGTAGCATACTTCGCCGGAGTAACATTACCTATAAAATAAACTTTCATACCGTTGGACAACTCTGTTGTACCGTCAATATTATATGTTTTCTTTCCTAGTATTTCTTTTTCGACATCGATAAATGTATTCTCGGCAATATCATAAATTTTAAAGAATCCAGATGTATTAATATTGTTAGCACTAACGTAATATAATAAATCTGGTGCATCGTCTGGAACTGTAAAAGTAATAGTTCCCACTTCTACATAAGGAGTATCGCTGATAACCCCATCAGTGTAGATATAAGAATCGGCCATATCTCTGATTGTCTTAAATGCGATTGCATTACCTGGACAATTAATATCAAACTTATAAGTTTGACCTCTATACAATTTTAGACTTGGGTTGCGAGTTAATCCGTCTGGACTGAAAACATAGGCAATATTGTCAACATCGCTGACAGTAGTCACAGTATATGTGCTAATAATACTACGAGATTGTCCTTTAACTGCAATAGACTGCGGACCTTTTGGTAGCCAGTAATATTCTCTATAGTTAACAAATTTGTTCCAATCTATATTAGGATTCCAACTATAAAACTCTTGACTGTTAATCTTGCTATGGTCTACCGCAGAAGAATTAAAATATACAAGTTGGTTGATATAGTCGTTATAATCACTGAAGAATGTTACATTCTCTAAACTATCTTTGACAATAATTGCTGGCTCAAGTTGGTAGGCAGAACGTTCTACAGATATTTCATCAACATAGTTGTCCGAAGGCACATAGGCTTTGCTATTTTTTCTACCAATATACGCATTAATTTTATCAACATTGCCAACAGAAATTAACTGATCTAATGTTCCGTTTAAAAATTTCTGATTGGTACTAGTTCTAAAATATCTAGGTAAAAAATTTACCGAACTTCTAGAAGTATCTGTACCAACTGGTAGACTTGGTTCTTTTTGATCTTTAGTAAATGCCATTTACTGTCCTTTAGTTACTTACTATGCCGTTTGCTGAAGTGGTGCTAGATGTTAGCACAACTCCTGTTGTGTTTAATCTTGCCGCTGTAATTTCTGAAATAATTTCAACATTATCTACAGACACAGAACTGGCAAATATTTCATCCGGATTTGCTTTAATTTCATAAAGACTGCCAAATGACAAGTTTTGATTTTTAGGAACTAAAACAATATTTGCAATTCTTGGACTCATTCTGTTCATGATATAGGTTGCTAATTCTCCAAAGTAGAATGTATCTCCAAAGTCCCAGTTATCTATAGAAAAGAATTCCTTAATTGCGCTAACAACTCCAGTCTTAATATCATTGTCGCTGACTACTAATGAACTATTTTTAACAACTTTAAATGTTGCCTGTAGACTAATATCTGCTTTAGATCCAAATAAATTTTTATATTTTACAGGATGATAGATTACTTCGTCGCTAATTGCTTTAATTTTTCCTAACTCTGCACCAAAATTAATGAATAGTGCATCACTGCTTGGAGGCAGTGGCTTGGTTGTTATGTCACCGTTTAGCCACAAGCGATATTGCGTGTCATAGTTTTTTGTTAACATGAATACATCAATAATATTTGTTGCTGCCGGATCTATTCTTGCACTTTCATCTGCGGCGTGTACGTATTGGAATTTTAACATGTCTCTGCCCACAAATGCTCTGTACTCTGTAGTGATTACAAAACTTACACTTTCTTTATAGAAAACTTTAACAACGTTTTCATCCATAATATAGATTAATTGTTGGTTGTCTAACAGATTGCTGTCTACTACACCCTGTGTCGTAAAAATTTTAATTAGATTATTTTCATTCTTAATATAATAGTAATCTGTTATACCATCGATACTAACTCTGCTCTTTTGAAAAATAAATTTTTGTTCTGGGTTAACATCTGGTGCAACAATAACATCAAAAATTTCTGGGTTGTCAACTACACCGTCTTCGTCCTGATCGTAAAAACTAATTGAAATCTTTTTACTATCGATGTAGCCGTCAGATCCTTTATATTCGTCAACAATTTCCCAATTAACATCTTGATTAATCGGTGTTGTGGCATCTGGTTCTGGGTTGATTCCTAATACAGAAATTTTGTCTCTAACAATTTTTCCTGTACTAGTGTCGTATACTTTGTCTGAACTATCAAAGAAAAATCTAATTTCTTTTTCGCTTTCAAAAACGTAGCGAGTGCCGCGACTTGTAACAGTATAAGTTTCACCGTTAGTTTCAAATAAAATAATCCAACTGGCGTCTAATTGTTGGTTACTTACATCTCCTGCTTTACCTAAACTAAAATCGTTTTTCTTATCGACGTTGGTGTCTGTAACAATTTTCCATGTAGTAAGATTAGCATCGTAACGTAAACCAAATTCTTTATTAGCAAATATTAAATCAACCATTCTGGTAATTACGCTAGATTCTAAACCTGTTACAAATTTAGGTAATATAGAATCTATGTATGATCCGGTAGCAATAACATCGTTAAGGATAACCGGTCCGGTTCCGTCAGTTAATTGTCCTGTATTTGAAGCAGTACCATCAGAAATAACATTAATTACTTTGCTCCAAATGTATGTTTTTGAATTTTCATCTGCCGCTGTTGCATCTATAATATTATTATCTGCATCAAATACTTTTCCTGTCGGTGGAATAAATTTTGCAAGGGCACCTGGAATTAAGTATCTCAAATTAGAACTGGTAAAAGATCCTAACTTCTTTGTGGCTGCATTTTCAATGTCGCCTACATAACCTGTAGACAAATTAACTGCATTAGTCTTTTGATAAAATGCACTATAATTAGGTGCTAGTGTAACTGTTGGATATCTGTCAAGATAAAAATCAATAGTTTTTCTAAGAGCAAGTATAGGCTCTATTTGATTTAATACTACATTTTCGATATCAGAACGTGTGCTTACGCTAAAGGTAAAAATATCTACTATCGGTTCTTTATAGATAACTCCATCTGTACCAAACAAATTAGTCGTGCTGTATTTTCCTGTAGAATCTTTTAGGTCAAAATAACGGCTAATACCACTGCTAACTCTGTTAACAGATTTAATTTTAACAACTTCTTGATTAACACTTAGTGGAAGAATATTATAATCTTCACCGGTGATCATTCGACTCTGTGTATAATAAGTTGCAGGAGCATTGTTTTTAATTTCGTCAGATGTTTCTGCAATAGTCGCATTAGTAACTGTATATTTTAATCCTAATGCAACGGTTACAACTTCCTTCTTTCCTGAGCGACTGATGTAAGGAATATCAATGGTAACGTTTTTAATATCTGCTGGATTAATAGAATAAGACTGTCCATTACTTGTTCTGTAATAAACTTTAAAATTACCTTGTGGTAAATTTCCAAAAGTTCCATCAGAAAAGATTAATCTAATACGATCCAATGAACGTGTAAGCACAGAGTAAACATCTCTAATATTCTTAGAAAGACTATTGTAAATGATGTTGTTGCCTTCAACAGAATCAACTTTAGTCCATAGTGTGGATTCAAAACCAATACTGTCAAGTCCGTATAACCACACGTCTGTGTTGTTTACGTTAGGACTGTCAATGTCTAATGTTTCACTAGTGCTTGGTCGTTCAATTGTAAATGTACTTTCTTGTAATGTACCTTGACGGAAATGTACAAAGAAACCTGTGTTACTACTAGGAGGACCGCCGCCATCATCTCTGTATAAGAATGCTAGACTGTTTGTTGGAAACGGAGGTTCTTCATAGATAAAGTTTGCTCCAGAAAATGATGTAGATACTACTTCGAAATCAATATTTCTACCATCAATATTTTTGCTAAATCCGTAGATAGGCACTTCAGTATTTGATGCGTTGAATCGATATTGTTCGCAAGGAACACCACTAATTGTTGCGCTGTCTGTTGGTTTTCCAAATTGGCTGGTTTCTGGCAACGAAGCATTGATTACTTTAATAAACTGCTCGTACCAATTGCTGTTAGCACTGTCATTCCATACAATAGTCTGATTGGATAAATCTCTGCCGTTGCTGTCAATAACAGATTCTGTTGTAGATATAGAAGTGAACTTTAAAAGTCCGTTGGCTGGCTGATTGCGCTTAGGGTTGTAGGATAGTAAACGTGCTAGACGTAGCACACTTTCACGACGTTCTGCTAGTTCAAGGAAGTTATCACGAGCGTTTAAATCAAATCTAAATGCTAGGTTTTGTCCCAAGAAAGCAATAAGGTCAATAAGGGCCAAGTATTCACTTGACTCAATATAATCGTTAAAATCTTCTGGATAATTTTCACGTAGATACGTGATCATAGTACGACGAAGGTTGTCAAAGTCGTACGATTTAAAGTCTGCGTTTTTAAAGCTCTGGTATACTCGTTTCCAGTCTTCTGCCGCTATTAGTTTATTTTGTCTATCTACACTTGCCATAATCAGCCCTCGATATTATATTTATCAAGTCTAAAAAGTGGGTAGATTATTAACTGAGGATGTTATTTTCTTCGTCAAATCTGAAGCGTAGTTGTTCAGAAATATTATAAGGCAAATAAGTTAAGTTACATTCTACTTGAATGCCGCTTTCATATTGGCTTACTATAAGGCTATCTACTTTAACTCTAGGGTCGTAGTTCATTATCTGTGTAACGTTTTCTGCAATAATATCTTTTAATTCTTCTGTTAAAGGATCGAATAAAAGGTCCCAAATAATACAACCAAACTCAGGATTTTCTAATTTTTCACCCTGTCTAATATGTAGATGATTCACAATATCCTGCTTGATTAGACTTAAATCATATAGTGTAAAACTACCTGTTGGGTTGCTAATTGTGCTTAGTCCGCGGTACGCTCGGCCCGTTGGAACGGCATCTGGTATTCCGTTTTGAGGGATTACACTTCTACCTGAGACTGAGTTATAAGTTGCCATAGTTTAATATTTATTTCTTATTTTTTTGATATCTTTTTGAAGGTATCAACGATTTTAGACTGTGTTCCATCTGTTACACTTGCACTAGAACTAGAGTCTGTTTTAGCAGGAGTATGGCCTGCTGGATTTAAATTTTCATGTCCTGACCACGGTTCGTGCTGTGGAATTCGCTTGGGCGCACTAGCCGATCCGCAGGTCGATGCCGCAGGGCCGTTCATATGAATTTGGCTGGCTGTTTCAACATGGTTGCCGCCGGCACTGATATTGCTCTGTCCGCTAACTGTTAATTTGCTGTCTGCACCTACAGACACTAACCAGTCTGCACCCGTTTCCGTGTGCATTTTTTCTCCGGCAATTAAATTTATATTTCTACCGGCTTTCATATTAATATCTCTGTCTGCTGTAATATTTAGGTCGTTTTTAGTATGGATACTAATGCTGTCTTCGGCAAAAATATCTATCTTTCCGTTGCTAGTCAATTCGATCCAAGTAGTACCTCGAGCATTACCTATGTAAATTAAATCTTCACTATTGTGTAAAAGAATCTGATGTCCAGTTCTTGTCCTAATACGAAATAATTCATTGTGAGGTATATCTTTGCTGCCGCCTTTGTCATCTACAGACACATAATTAGAAGCAGTTTCTGAAGCATGTCCTGTTCGTAGATAATTTTCATCGCCGTCATCCATTACTAAAGTTGTGCCGCCTAAACGACTAACAAAGGCTCCTTTAACAGGATTTTCTTTTGTTCCAACTGTACCGCGTGCCTGTCCAGATAATCTATCTACAGGCCCTGGGGTACTAATACCAAATACATTACTTGGGCTTTCTCTGCGAGCAGAGCTAGTTGTTATGCCTCTAATTTCATCTGTTAGTAAACCTTGTGTGCTTAATACTCCTGTAAACGGATGTACAGGTTTTTTAATTTGTGTAGCATCAGGTTGATTTCCTGTATTAAGTTTTTTATTGTATTCTGCTACAGGTTCTTTTGCTGGAGGAATTTTTGTATTCAATTCCGTTGCGGCAATTCCAGGAATCATAAAATTCATGTATTCATCCTGAACACAGCCTAGCCAGAAACCTTTGCTAGTATCGCCTTCAATAAAAATAACAACAACTATTCCTCCTTCAGTTGGCGGCACCATCCACATACCGTAACTTTTTTGTGTGTCGTCATAGGTATTATTTTTTCCCACATGCTCTAAACTAGTAACACCATAAAATGGACTTAGATACTGTACAGGATATGTGCTACCTTCACTGTTTGGTATATTACCAACATCACGCAATAACTGTACATGGAGTGTGCCCATATATTTGTTATCTTCATTTCTAACTACTCTTGCCAAGTGAGGGCCTGGATCAACTCTTCCACCGCTTACTTCATTACTTCTATTATTTTCATTAGACATTATGCGCCGCCTCTTGGTCTTCCTGGAATTGGTATTCCTGTATTAGTGTATTCAACTTGACTTTCTCTCGATCCTTTAGAAACAGAATCGATTGACTTCTTAGCAGTTTCTCCTGGACGTTGTGTTAATGATTTACCTTCGTCTGTGTTAGGCGGTAATACATTTTCACCTTTATATCCAGTATGATAAACTCCAGTATTACCTGTCTTAGGATCTGTCCAAGTAAATCTGCCGCCGCTATTTCCTGCACTCTTTCTTGCAGATGCAAATGCCTGTGCAAACGTTTGTTGTTTTGGAGGTTCAGGTTTGTTTGTTGCTTGTTCTGCTACAGGAACTTCTTGTTTTTTAACATCTTGTTTAGTTTCAGCCGGTGCTTCTTTAACTGGTTCTTGTATTGGTCTGCGTATTGCTTTTAATGTTTGTGTAAATTTTCCGCCTTTAAAGACGTTTGTAACTTCTTGAACATTATACAACCCACTAAATCCTGCATTTTGAACACCAGACATAAAGTCCATGTTTCCGGTGATAGAATTATAATCCGATGGTGTTCTAAAATTAACGATAACATCGACTTCGCCACTTTGATAATTCATTGCGCCACTGGATGTTTCATTAAAGTTTGCAGGAATGTCACTGAAATTTCCCATACCACTATCGGCAATATAGTAAGGGTCTCCTAGTATTTCTATGTCTGCTGTCATTAAATCTGCTTGACTGTTTAGTAATGCTTCGTAAAAGTTTTTAGCAACTAAACTACGATAGTCATCGTTTGGACCGCCACCAGCATTTTTATATCTTCTAAATGTTTCGCCTACAGGAACAACTGGAGCACCTTTTTCAACAGCATTTTTGTTTGCTTCGTCGTTGGTCGGTTGTCCTGCGGAACCTACGCCTTGGCCATTAATTTGCGGGTACACCGCGCCGGATAGTGCGTTTTTATCTGCATAAGCCGTTGTAAACAATCCTGCTTTTAATTGAATATTAAAAGTAAGAATATCTACGTTTTTGCCAGTGTAAATGTAATTGTATTCTTTAACTGCATTCTTTTTTAATTCATCGTAACCCTGTGGCTGTGCGCCTGGAGGTTTAAATCTGTGCTCGTGTACAAGATATTCAACAATTTTAAAAACATAAAGTTTAGGAATCTTTGCCCTGTTATTGTTTCCAGGCTGTGGCTTTAAATTGAATACCTGTGTTTCAATTCTAAACCATTTTTTAAATCCCATTTTGTCTGAAGGCGCCGTTGTGTTTGTTTTACAAAATTCGCTCATCAACAATACTTCTGTAATAGCATTAACTATTGTTGTGCCTTGGCCAAATTTAAAAACTTTATCCTTAGGATCGTAGACGTTGTCTTTTCTAGAGTTAGGCTTGTCTGGGTCTTTTTGTATTTGATCTTTAGGTTTTAATTGACTGTCTCCGCCAGTGTCTAGGTCAAATCCCATTTTTGATTTACCTATATCGTTTAAAGATTCTGAATTCTGCACGAGCATTTTTACAGATCCTGCTGTGCCGCCCACAGAGTTACTACTTTTGTTTAATGTTAATTTTTCTTGAACTTTTTTATCTTTTGATTCCGACGATGGATTAACTGTTGCTGATTGTCCAGCATCATCTTGAATTTCTGTAGATGATATCTGTGCGCCGTCTTTAGGAAAGATTATAACAATTTCGTCTGGAACATATTCTTCTTTGCCTGTTTCACTTCCTTGTTTGGCCATTTCTTTTGTACGCTCATTGGCCCATCTTTGCAGACTATTAGTACCCGACTGTAATATTTCCTGAACTGTTGTGCCGCTGATTTTTATATCTGATTTTAATGTGTTTACTTCGTCTGACAGTGCAGATTCGTTGTAAGGAATGGCTGTGCATTTATATCGACAACCAGAGGCAGAAATATCCATTTCTATCTGTCCCCAAGTAAAAGGAATGTGTCGATTTAAAACGTCGTCTACAGGAATAATATTTCCTGCGCTGTCATAGCCAATAAATTCTATGGTTAACAAAAAAGGCATTTCTGTATAGTTAACCATCATACCTTGATCCGATTGTGCGGCGGCGG